ACCGGGGAGGGAGAGTGACTAACGGAAATGTTTGCGTGCCGGGATTTCAGCGGTTCGGGTTCGAACCGGAACCGGCACGGATGGCGCCGGGTTCGGAACCGGCGGAACGCGCGCGGCCGTCGTCGGCGCTTGCGTGGTTCATGGCGTGTGACTTGAATCCTCGGCCGAAAATGCGCTGGGTCATGGCGCGTGGGTGCGGGAAGTCATCGTGGATCATTTCTTTGCAAGAAGAAAAAAGGAGAACAGAATGAAATCAACTGAAAAAATGATTAGCGTGGGCGAGCTTACGACTTGCCCGTGGAACCCACGCGGCGAGATTACGCCGGAGTCCGTGAAGGATCTCACGGCGAGCATCCAGGCGCGCGGCCTGCTGCAGAACATTGGCGTTTGGAAGCGGCCGGACGCGCCTGGGTATTATGTGATATTCGGGAACCGGCGGTTCGTTGCGTGCGTGAATGCCATGCTGGCGGAGGTGCGCTGCCGGGTGTTCGACTGCTCGGAGGTGGAGGCGCACGAGCTCACGCGAATCGAGAACGAGGCACGGCTCGGCGTCTCGCCGATCGAGGACGCGCGCCTCGTCGGGAAGATGCTCGATCTTGGCTATAGCGGCAAGGAAATCGCCGCGCACTTCGGCGTAAGCGAGGCGTGCGTGACGCGGCGCCGGAAACTGCTCGACCTCTCGCCCGGATGGATTAGCAGAGCCGAGCGTGTCGATATTCCGGCAGATACGCTGGAGGGCGTGAGCGCATACCCGCGAGAAATTCAGGATCGTGTGCTGTCGAAAGTGAGCGATTGGAATCTGCGCGATGGCTGGTCTGAGGTGAAACGATTCTTCGCAGATGTAACTAGTGATCTCGATTGCAAATGGGATTTTGCCTGGCTCTGTCCGGAGCTGGCCGAACGGTGCAGGGCGTGCCTGAACCGCACAGGCGCGCAGCCGGACCTCTTCGGCGAGGTAGAAGGCGATCTTGGCCGGTGCCTCGACCGGAAATGCTTCAAGGGAATGCACGACGCCTGGATTGCGAAACTTGTTGACGACGCCATTCCGGCGAACGTGACCGAGAGGATCCGCGTTTACGAATATGAGATTAGCAATTCCGATCTGGAGAACAAGCCGAAGAAGGGGAAGGACGCCGCCTACTATTGCATCGAGTTTCGAAACGGTTCCGCGAAGGTGAAGGTGAAGTACGGGCCGGGCAAGGCCGCGAAGAAGGCGGCAGCCGCAAAGGAGAAGGCGGCCGAGGCGAAGAAGTACGCCGAGGCGAAGGCGCGCGAGAAGCTCGTGAAGAGCGCGAAAGAGAAGATCTCCGCGTGGGCGAAGGCCAACAATCCAGGCGACGTGGCGCTCGCGTGGGCGACGGTGGACGGCGCGGTGGATCCGTGGCGCGCCATCTACGCATACGAGCAGGTGCGCGCGAGCGCGGCCTTCCTGGGCACTCTGCTGAAGGGCGGCGCGAAGGCGTTCGTCGCGGTGTTCGCCGACATTCGCAATGAGCTGAAGATTAAGACGGCCTGGGCGCGTGAAATCGTGCGGTACTCGCAGATCCTCCCGGGGATGCTCGACGACCTGACGAGCGAGGAGCTCAAGGCGCTCAAGGAACAGGACTACTACTGATGTCGAAGCACGTTATTCCGATCTGCCTGGCGGCGTTCGACTTCATCGAGGCCGGCGTCTGCGCGCTCGCGCGCGACTGGGCGCGCGCCTGGTACTGGGCCGCCGCCGGACAGATCACGCTCGCAACCATCTACATGACCAACTAACCGAAAGGAAGAACCATGGCATACCATGAAATTGACGGCGCGCTCTTCAAGGACGCGCCCGCGAACGACGGAAAGCGACACCCGCTCATGCACCTCGCGCTCGAGGTGCTGGGCGTGAAGATGCAGGTGGCCGTGTGGCCCGGCGAGAAATCGGCGAAGGGCGTCCAGTACTGGCCCTGCTCGGGCAGCTACGCGCGCGGTGAGACGCGCCGCCTCGTGCCGGTCACGGTCGAGCTGCTGCCGTCAGCCGCGCCCGACGACGTGCTCGACACCACGCCGAACGACGGAGGGGCCGCCGATGCCGACTGCCCGCTCTGACGCCGCGCCCGCGCGCCCGGTCATGCGCCCGCTGGAATACGCGGGCTCGTCGCAGATCATCGACGCGCACACGCGACAGCTCGTCGCGCCGCGCACGGTCGTGATGGAGTACAACGCACTCCTCGACATCGTGCAGCGCGTGGCCATTCTCGGCGGCGAGTCCGACGTGGTGCTCGCCGCACAACGCCTGCTAAAGAAAGGGACGATGACATGATCAAGCTCGCAGACCTCACCGAGAACCCGAAGAACTCGCGCGCGATCAGCGACGAGCCAGTCGGCAACGCGGCGGAGATGCGCGATGTGTTGAAACCGTGGATTGCATTTGCCGAATGGTTGCTTGCAAATGCTGGTAAAGACGGCCTCGGCAGGTCGATTCAGGAAAACGGGCCCACTATCAGGCAGAGGTTGGAAGAACTACGTGCCGCCCTCGCCGCCCCGCCGCGCAACTGCGACGTGGGCACGGCGGAAGAGCAGACTCGACGGATGGCGGCGGAATACTGCGCCGTTCAGAAGTCCTGCTATGAATCGCCTTCGGGTAGGCAGTGCCCATTATACAAGGAGGGAGTAGATTGTCGGTTGATATGGGCGCAGATGCCCTACGAGGCGCAGGAAGGAGCGGGGACGTGAAGCAGATGGAGTTCCAGGATATCGACGTGGAGTATGCCGCGTTCGTCGAGAAGTTCAAGCCGAAGAAAACGACGGACGACTGCTACACGCCCGCGAACGTCTACGCCGCCGTGCGCGACTGGGCCGTGCGCGAGTACCGTCTGGAAGGCCGCGAGATCGTGCGCCCGTTCTGGCCCGGCGAGAACTTCGAGCGCCGCGACTACCCCGCCGGCTGCGTGGTGATCGATAATCCTCCGTTCTCCATCATTTCGCGCATCGTGCGCTGGTTCTATGCGCGGCGAATCGACTATTTCCTCTTTTCGCCCTATCTGACGAACCTGTCAATCTGCGCGGGCTGCGCCGGCGTGAACCACGTCATCGCGCCGTGCTCCGTATTGTACGAGAACGGCGCGGTGGTCGATACGGCATTCGTCACGAACCTCGGCGACGTGTTCATCCGCTCCGCGCCGGACCTCATGGACGCTGTTGCGGCGGCGGACGACGAGAACCGGAAAGCCTCGCGCCGCTCGTTGCCGAAGTACGCCTACCCCGACTGCGTGCTGACGAGCGCGAACGTCGGCTACATGTGCAAGCATCACACACCCTTCGCGGTGCGCCGCGAGGAGTGTACGTTCATCCGGCGTCTCGACGCGCAGGGCACGGGCGGCATATTCGGCGCGGGCTATCTTCTCGGCACGCGCTGCGCGCTCCGGCGCGCAGCGGCGGAGCGCGCAGCGGCGGAGCGCGCAGCGGCGGAGCGCGCAGCGGCGACGGTGTGGGAGCTGTCGCCGCGTGAGCGCGCGTTGCAGGCGTTGATTGACAAGCGGCTGGAGGGCGCGGGCGCGTGACGACGGTCGAACAGGTTTCCCAGCTCGCTTTGCTCGGCGGCACGCTGCGCGAGATCGAGGCCACGCTCGGGCGCCAGATGACGCCCGACGAGCGCAAGGCCTTCGACAAGGCGCGCATGGTCGTGAAGCTCCGCATGGCCAAGGAGCGCGCGGAGCGCGAGCGCAAGGCCCGCGAGGCCGACGAGAGCCTGTTCACGCCCGAGCAGTTTGCCCTGGGCGAAGCCGCGATCGCGGCGAAGAAGGAAGAAGCGGACGCGCTCGCCGCGCGCCGTGAGGAACGTCTCGCGCGCGGGCGTCCCCTCTCCGGCGCGGAGCGCGTCGCGCGCCACGTCGCCGCGAAGTCGGAGCTCTACGGGAAGATCCCGGCGTGCGCCGACCCCGAGGAGCGCGAGCGCTGCCGTCTGGACCTCGTGCGCTTCGGCCTCCACTACTGCCCGGACTTCATCCGCCGGCCGCCGTCCCCGCGCATGGAGCGCGCGATTCGCAAGCTCCAGGACGCCATTCTCGCGGGCGGGAAGGTCCACGTGCGCTGGCCGCGCGGGAAGGGAAAGAGCGCCTGGGAGAAGATTGCGCTGAAGTGGATTTCCTGCTACGGGCACCGCCGCTTCCCCGTCGTTCTCGCTGTGAAATCGGGCGTCGCGTTCCAGTTCGTCCTCGAGGTGTGGATCTCGTGCCGCTTCGAGCCGCACACGGTCGCCGACTTCCCAGAAATCGCGATCCCGCTCCAGCAGATCGGCGAGAGCGCGCAGCGCCGCGCGCACCAGCGCTATCGCGGACAGCCCACGTTCATCGACGTCAACACGCGCATGGACTACCGCCGCTTCGCCGTGCTCGAAGGCTTCCCGAACACCGGCGTCATCATGGCATGGCGCGGCTTCGGCTCCGCCGTGCGCGGCCTCAACGTGTACAACACGCGCCCGGACTTCATCGTTGTGGACGACCCGCAGAAGGACGGCGACGCGAAATCCGAGGTGAGCGTGGACGAGCTCGAGAAGTTCATCACCGGCACGGTCGAGGCATTGAGCGACACCAACACCACGCTTTCGGGAATCATGGCCACGACGTGCATCGAGCCGGATGACCTCTCCGAACGATTCGCCGACGCGGCGCGCCATCCTGAATGGATGACCTACTCGGACACGCTCGTGATCTCCTGGCCGAAGGATCCCGAACCCATGCGCGAATATATCCGCCGCGTGGAGGCGGACCTCGCGCGCCGCGACATGAACCTCACGGACGCCCGCGCGTGGTATGCGGCGAACCAGGCGCGGATCGAGGACGGCGTGGAGATGCTCGACCCCGGTGACGGCGACTACGAGCACGGCGACATCTCCGCATTCCAGTGGGCGCTCCACAAGCTCCAGCGCATGAAGAACCGCTTCTACGCCGAGTATCAGGGCAAGCCCGAATCATCCATGAGCGCCATGAAGCTCGACGTGTACGAGGTGCAGAAGCACGTGAACGGCACGCCGCGCGGCGTGCTTCCCGCCTTCACGCAGCGGTGCGTCGCGTTCTGCGACGTGAACAGCGTCGCCGGCCTGCGCTGGGCCGTCATGGCGATTGGCGCCGGCAACACGTCCGCGATCATCGACTACGGACGCTTCCCGCACGGCACCGCGCCGCTCTTTCCGGCGGGCACGCCGCTCGCGCTGCAGGGCGGCTTCGTGAAGGTGGCCATGGCGCGCGTGGCGGGCGAGCTCAACGCGCGCCAGTTCATGCGCCTCTCGGACGGAAAGCCCGTGCGCGTCTCGCTGCTCGTATTCGACGGCGGCGACTGGACCGCCGACGTGGCCAACGTGTGCGCGAAGTGGGAGACGGCCCGCAAGGCGGACCCCTCGCGCATTCCCGTCGCGTGGTCGCGCGGCTACGCCTGGAACAAGTACCGCCCGCACATGCTCGACGGCAACCGCTCCACGATCGGCGAGCACTGGCACATGGCCCGCTCGCCGAACGGCGAGTACCTCGCGTTCATGGCCGACTACTGGCGCGAGGTGGCGCAGCTCGCGCTTGCGCTGCCCGTCGGCGCGCCGGGCGGCGTCTCGCTCTGGGGCACGGACACGACGGCGCACCACGGCTTCGTGCAGGAGGTCGCCGCCGAGGAGCTGAAGACGAAATTCAAGCGTCCGGACGGCTTCACCCAGTGGGAGTGGAAGAAGACCGGCGAGAACCACTGGGGCGACGTGCTTTACGGCTGCTTCGTGAGTGCTTCGGCGATCGGACTCTACCGTCCGGCGGAGGCCGACGACGAGGTGGGCAAGATCGACGCGGCGCTCGCGGCGGCGGCGAAACCGAAGCGCGTGAAGTACGTTTTGCGGAGGAGGCGCACGGCATGAAGAAGCGATCGGAGAAGACGGCGGCGGAGACGCCGCAGCGCCTCGTGCGGCGCGTGGACGTGTGCGACCGGTGCGGAGGGGCCGACACCTTCCGCGTCGTGGGCCGCGTCCGGAATGTGCAGTATTTGAAATGCGCGGCGTGCGGCCGCCGCGCAACGCGGCTTGTGCTCGCGCCGTCCGGCGCGGGCGCGGAAAAAGGAGAACAGAAACCATGAACGATCCAGTTTTAGGCCCGGTGAAGGGCGACGTGACCGCCGAGTGCGTGCTCACGGCATTGGCGGCGGGGCGCGCGATGCGCACGCACCAGAAGGAATATTTCGCCACGCGACAGCAGGCGGCGCTCGACGCCTCCCGCGTCGCGGAGCGCGCATTCGACGAGGCGCTTGCGAACGCGCTCTGGTGGATCCGCCACGGCGAACAGCGTCCCGTGCAAGGGGAGCTGTTCGCGTGAACCATCTTACACCCATAGCGCGCGGGCCGTTTGGAATACAAGTAGCGCGCAGGCTAGAGGCGACCCCGGGAAGCGCTTTGAATGTCCCGGGAATGCGTGATGCCGACCGGACAGCGTGGAGTCTTCTGGGAACGGTTGCACGATTAAAACCACCTGAGCCGTTCCGCGCACGTAGAACCTCCTGCGGGCAACCGCAGGAAGTGCGTCACTCCGCGAGACCATACGGGGGGGGGCACTCCCGTCGTCCACAAAGTGGGTGAACCTGGCAAGGGCGCCGCCTGTCCCCTGCATGTCCGACAGGCTAACCAACTAACCAACTAACCAACCAACAAACAAACCAAAAACAGGAAAGGAGCTGGGAATGATAAATAGTGAGGTCGAGAAGATTATTTCGTTGGCGCGGGACAAATACGCCGTTCATGAGTGCGGAGAGTGCACCTACAGAAAATGTTGCGAACTTTGTTTCGGTTCTGCTGAATGCCTTTCCAGACGAGTGAGCATTTCCCTTATGCTCGGAATTGAAGATGGTTATTTCACCAAGCTTCTTGATGACATCGAGGCGGCGTGGAGGCGCGAGCGCGCCGAGATCGAGGCCAACGCTCTCTCCGTCGGCGGTCTCGTGGAGGCCGAGCGGCACTTGCCCGGCAACGCGGCGGCGATGCGCAAGGCGCTGAAACCGTGGATCGCATTTGGCGAATGGTTGCTGGAAAATGCGGGCAAGGACAAACTCGGCGAGGCGATTCGAGAATCAGGGCCCATTATCAGGCAGAGGATGGAAGAACTACGCGCCGCCCTCTCCGCGCCCGCGAGGAACTGCGACAAAATGCCAGACATAGACCATCTAACCATGCACGACCTCGCAAAGAGTCCGTGCAAATCAACTCTGGAGTACGCTTCTCGTGAGGAGCTGCTTGCGCTGGTGCGTTGGCTCCTCGCGCTAGAGGCGGAAGGGGGAGGGCGCGCGATGAGCTGTGAAATCCATGACGGGCAGATCGTCGAGGACTTCGGGTGCATTCCAAACGACTTGCCGACTTCTGCATACCTGGAGAAGTACGGCGCAAAAGCCGCGATCATCTGGCCGCTCATTGACGTGAAGACGTGCAAAGACATTCCGGCAGACTATCCGGGGCCGATGTGCGTTCCTATCACGTTCATGGACAAGATCGGTCGAAACGACGGCAAGAGCGGATTCCTGATCGTCGGCAAGATGAAACACGGCGTGCTGGAAAACGGCAAGCGTCCGTTCCAGAAATTGATCGTCATCAACACGGCGCTCCGTGCGCGCCTCGCCGGACAGGAGGGAGCGCGTCGTGAGCGCGAAGGATGAAATCCATCTTGAGCCGTGCCCGTTCTGCAAGAGCGCGGTCGTGACGATCGGGCGTTCGCACGTTCGCGGCGCCCGCGTGGGCGCGTGGATCCACTACGGCGTGTGCGGCAACTGCGGCGCGCGCGGTCCGACGACGAACGCCGACGGATTCTTCTACCTCACGCCCGAAGACGCGGCCGAGGCGTGGAATCTCGGAGGGCATAATAAATGAACAACGGCGAGTGTACAACAACAAGCGCGCGGGGGTCCGTTCGCCTGAGGCACATGCGCACGGTCGTGTGCGCTGCCTGCGGCGAGCGCTTCCAGGGCGGGCCGCGCGCGAATCTCTGTCCGCGCTGCTCGGCGATCTGCCAGCGCCACTACCAGCGGCTCTACAAGAGCAGGAAACCCCAGACCATCGAGGAGCGCGATAAAATCCGAGCCGAAGCGCTGGCTTTGGTTCGCTGTGAGCTGCGTGACAATCCCGCGCCCGTCGCGCGCGAGAATGCGCCTGCCGCGCGCGAAAAAGCGCCTGCCGCGCGCTGCGGCTACTGCGGGCGCGAACTCGGCCCGCAGGCCGGGCGTCGCGGCTACTGTTGGCAGTGCATCGCCCATGGCTTTCATTGGCTTCACGAGGTCACGGGCCGCACGGCGAGGGGGCGCCCATGAGGGGCGAGCCAAGGCCGCGCGCGTGCCAGGATTGCGGCGCCGTGTTCATGGCGCGATCGGGCGCGCAGAAGAGGTGCCCGGCCTGCCAGCGCGAGGCGTACCTTGCGTGCAAGAGCAAGAGCTCGAAGCGCTACTACCGCGAGAACGTGCGCAAGGTGCCGACGGAGGAAATCACCTGTCCGCACTGCGGTCGCGCGTTTCTGCCGCGATCGTGGAAGCAGCTCTACTGCTCGGAGCGTTGCACCGACCTGGCCGCCGGCGCGCGGTGGCGGCGGCGGCACGGCGTGAAGGCGCGGGAGGGGGCGGTGGGGCCGGTTATTGGGCCGGGAGACAGCAAGCGTACAACAGCAAGGGATTGGATGGCGCAGGTGGAATTTGATTTGCAGATTCAGGACCCGACCGAACGCTTCGAGGCTTCCCGCGCGTGGAGCGCGCGACAGCGCGCCTACGCGCGAAAATGCGCCCTCCGCGCGCTCGGATGGCGCGGGGGCGCCTACTAGCCCCGGCGCGCGCCGCGCGCTCCTAGGGCCGAATTTCCCCGCTTCCCGCGCGCGCCGCGCGCGCGAGAGGCGGATTTTTTCAAGAATCTTGAAAGTATCTTGTCATCCACGTCTTAAAAATCCATTGCGCGCTCTAAAATAGGGGCGCAATGGGCACGCAAGGACAAATCGCATACTGCGAGCGGCGCATCGCCGCAATCGACGCGACCGTGGCGGAGATCCTCCGCACCGGTTCGGCGTCCGCAACCGTCTCCGCCGGGGACGGCAGCGACTCCTACACGGCCCTGGATCTCGACAAGCTCGCGGCCGAGCGCGCGCGGTGGGCGAACGCCCTGCGTGCGCTGAAGACGCGCGGCGGCACCGGCATCCGCCATATCGGGAGGGTCTATCGGTGAGCATACGCTTCAAGGATCTCAAGCCCGAGCAGCAGCGCGTGGTCGCGCGCCGGATTGCCGGCGCGGCGCGCGCGCTCGTGCGCCTCGCCCACGGCGGCGGCTATGAGGCCGTGGAGGCCCCCACCTCCAAACAGCGCAAGCCCGCGTTCGTCGAGCTGACCGGCGAGGACGGCATCCTCACCGCGCACAAGCGCGGCAAGCTCACGGACCTCTCGCGCCAGGCCATGCGCAACGGCCCGGAGCGCCGCGCGATCGACCATCAGCGCCGCGTGAACATCGTCGGCACGCTCGGCGGCAAACTCACCTGCAACTTCCCCGGCGGCGAAGAGTGCGCGCGGTGGTTTAACTCCACCTGGGCGCCGCACGCCGGCTTCGTGAACGACACGCACTTCAACAACATCCTGAAGCTCGTCGTGCAGTCCATCGACACCGACGGCGACTGCGCGCTCGTCTTCGACGACGGCTTCATCACCGGCGGACTCGGCACGGGCCGCGTCCGCGCGTTTGAGACCGATGAAATCGCCTCGCTGGATGAAAAAGATTTCAAGGTGCTCGTGGGCGCGGATCACACGCAGAGCCAGGGCGTCGTCTTCGATTCGCTCGGCGCGTTCTGCGGCGTGATCGTCTCGACCTCCCAGCGCGGACGCCAGACCTTCACGGCGAAGGACGGCGCGGCGTGGTATCTCTCGCGCGATCCCTTCGCGCGGGACCGCGCCGACAACTGGATATTCTGCGCGTCCCGCACGCGCTTCAACCAGGGGCGCGGCATCTCGCCGCTCGTCGCCGCGATCAACACGCTCACCGACATCCATGAAATCGCCGCGAGCGAGACGCAGAGCGCGAAGGTGAACTCGCAGCTCGTCGGCCAGATCATCAGCGACGCGAAGGACGAGGTGACGACCGACAGCGTGCCCGACGCATTCAAGGCCGCCGTGGACGCCGCGAACGCCGAGGTTGCAGCAGACGGCAACAAGGATTCCGACGGCGACGAAGAGAAGGTGGAGTTCACCCTTGAGGAGATGGAGGCCATTGGCGCGCACTTCGACGAAATGCCCGCCGGGAAGCGCTTCGAACTCCTCGACACCAAGCGGCCCAATCCCAACATGGCCGCGTATCTCGATTGGCTCGTGGGCACGGCGGCGAGCACGCTGGGAATGCCGCGCCTCTACGCCATGCTGCGCGCCGAGGCGAGCTACAGCGCCGCGCGCGCGGAGATGTGCCTCGCCTGGACTACGTTCGAGGAATGCCAGAAAGAGCTCGAGCGCACCGTGTGCGACTGGATCGGACGCCAGGCAATCGCGTGGGCCGTCCGGACGGGCGAGCTGCGCGTGACGCTCCCGCCCGACTGGCACCGGCTCCTTTCGTGGTCGTGGCCCAGGCCGCGCGAGATCGACGAGACGAAGACCGTCGCCGCCACGCGCGAGAAACTGCGCCTCGGCCTCACGACCTACCGGCGCGAACTCGGCCCGGATTACAAGGCGTCGCTCGAGGAATGGGCCGCCGAATTGAAAGACTTTGAAAAGCTCGGCCTGCCGCACCCGGCCCTTCAGACCGTCGCGGGCGCCGTGATCGAACAACCCCAGAAAGAAGGTACTGAAGAATGAAAACCTTGAAGCTTGACGCCGAGATCGGAAACAAGACCGGTGAAACCTGGTGGGGCCGCACAATCGGCCCGGACGCCGTGACGAATTTCCTGGCGGAGGCGCAGCCCGGCGAGCGCGTGAAGATCGAGATCAACTCGCCCGGCGGCCTCATCGTGCCCGGCCTCGCCATGGCTAACTCGATCAAGAACTCGAAGGCGCACGTCGTCGCGCACGTCACCGGCATCGCCGCGAGCATGGCGAGCGTGATCATGTGCGCGTGCGACGAGATCCAGCTTGAGGAGGGGTCGTTCGTGATGATGCACAACCCCTGGAGCTGGGCCGAGGGCGACGCCGACGCCATGCGCCACGAGGCCGACGTGCTCGACAAGATGAAGGCCGCAATCATGGCCTTCTATCGCGGCAAGTTCGCCGAGAAGACCGACGAGGAGCTTTCCGCCATCATGGACGCCGAGACGTGGATGACGGGCGGCGACGCCCTCCGCGCGGGCCTGAAATGCGTGGTGATTCCCACCACCGTGCAGGCCGCCGCGTGCGCCACGCGCCACCATTTCGCGCACATCCCCGCCGCCGCCGCGAAATATCTCGCGGTCAAGGAAAAGTCCGCCGAGCCCGCGCCGGCGGAGCCGAAGGGCAAGGGCGTGGAGGCGCCCGCTGAACCGAATTCACCCGAAAAGGATGAGTCTGCGGACTCACCGAAACCCGAATCCCCTGCGCCGGAACCTTCCGCGCAGGCCGCCGCGCCGGAAGCGCCCGCCGAAGAGGCTCACGCTCCGGAAGCGCATAAGAGTCTTGCTACTACCTGGGAGGCCCGTCTCGCCGGCCTTCAGGCCGCGAAGGACAAGGAAATCGCGGCGCTTGCCGCCGCGCGTGACGATTTGAAACACCAGCTCGACGATAGCCAGAAGGCCCTTGCCGCCGCGCAGTCGGAGGCGAGCAGCTACAAGGCGAAAATCGCCGAAGGCGAAAAGGCCCTTGCGGATCTCCGCAAGCAGCTCGACGCCGAAATCGCGCAGCACCGGAAGCTGGCCAGCGCCGCGCTCAAGCAACCGGCGAACTATGATCCGGACAAGCCCGCGCCTTCGCGCTGGGGGCTGCGGATCGTTCCCGCCAAGTGAAAACGAAAGAAAGGTTCAAGAAAATGAACACGATCTATGACATCTTGAAGAACGGCAACGCAGCCGACGCCCGTGTGGGCGTTGTCGAGGAGGCCGTTACACAGGTTCCCGAACTCCGCGTGATGGACGCCGGACTCGTGAAGGGCACGCAGTTCCAGACCGTTTCGCGCACGGCATTGCCGGCTACCGGCTGGCGCGCGGCCAACGCCGGCGTTGACGTGAGCGGCAGCACGTATGCCCTGCGCAAGCACGATCTGGCGATTCTCGCCGGGCTCGTGACGCTCGACAAGGCCGTGGCCGATGCGGACTTTGAAGGCAGGGAAGCCGCTCTTGACCGCGAAGTGCGCGGCGTGACGCTTTCCGCATTTCGGACCATTGCGCGCGCGATGTACTACGCGACCGAGGCGATTGAGGGATTTGACGGCGCGGCTGCGCTTGTGAAATCCGCCAACGTCGTGAAGGCTGGCAGCGTTGCCGAAACGGCTACGCACATGTCCGTTTACGCTGTCGGCAATTCCTTCCGCGACGGCTGCGGATTTGCGTTCAACGAGTCTTCTGGTCTCATCTCTCCTGACGAGATCATCTTCAAGGAGGGGCTTATCATGGGATCGAACAACAAACAGCTTATGGGGTACATCGCCGACCTCACCACGTGGGCCGGGTTCTCCGTGACGAACGCGAACCGCATCGCGCGCCTCTGCAACCTGGACGCTGGCTCGGAGGGTGCTACGCTCACGGACTCCCTGCTCGCCGATCTGGTTGCGGCCTATCGCGATTCCAACGGCGGGCTTATGCCGTCGTTTCTCTTCATGCCGTTCGCCGCGCAGCGTCAGCTCCAGCAGGCCCGCTCGACGCAGATCCGCGTCGGCACGCGCAGCTCGATCGAGACGTATGCCGCGATTCCGGCTGACTACGAGGGCATCCCGATCCTCGGCACCGGCTCGCTGCTCAATACGGAGGCCCTTGTGGCCTAGTCGCTCCCATGCCCCTGCGCCTGCCCAGATTCGCGTTCTCCCGATTCGAGGAGGAAGTGCCGGTCTCGTTCGCCCTGCCGACGGACAAGCCCGGCACGGTGCGGCGTTTCACGCTGCGCCTCGCGGTGGTGCAGGGGCGTGACCTCTCGTCCGGCGCCGGCGCGTCGGTGGCCGCCGAAACAGGCGACCGCCTCAGCGCGATCGTGCGTCCGGACGCCTGGCCGTACCCGTCGCCCCCGGCGGCGGGCACGCGCCTCAATTTCCCGCCGCCTCGCGGCACCTACGTCGTGAAGGGCGTCACGGCAAGCCCGCGCGGCTGGCGTCTCGCCTGCGTGCGCAACATGCGCGGGGAGGCGTTGTGATTACCGTCGAGCTCACGCGAGACTCGCGGGCGCGTCTGCGCTCGCTCGAGAAGCGGTTCCCGCGCACCATGCGCGCGGCGTTCGGCGCGGCCGCCACGCGCGCGCGGCGGCGTCTCGTGAGGGCCATGCGACAGGCGGGCGGCGTCTACGGCGTGCCCGCCATGGCGCCGCACAGCGCGATTTCGACCTATCTCCGCCCGGGCCAGAAAATGGGCGGCGTGCTCGCGGACGAGCGGCGCATCGTGATGTTCAAGCGCTCGCCCGACGAGCAGGTGATCGGCTGGCCGGATCCGCTCGCGAAGTGGGCCGTCCGCTTCCAGGAGGCGGACCAGCACGCCATGACGAAGGGCGAGCGCGGCTATCTCCACTGGCGCGGCGTGCGCGACATTCCCGGCACCTACTCGCGCCCGGAGCGCGACGTAATCAACTCATTCGCCGCCGACCTCGCGCGCGACTGGCCGGGCCTGGTGCTCGAGATGTTCGAGAAGAAGTACATGAACCATCGCGCCAAGCACGGCGCGGGGAGCGTGAGATGAGCGCGACACCGCACAGCGTGCGCGTGGCCGCCGCGCGCCTTATCGCCGCCGACGCCGCCGTCGCCGCGTACTGCGCCGAAAACTTCGGGCGCGGCCTGCTCGTGATCGTGGACCGCTACGGCGTGGACGGCATCCCCGGCGAGAAGGACGCCCCCTACGCCTGGCTCTACACCGACGGCGACAACGAACTCGGCAACGTGGACGCCGAGACGTTCGAATTTGTCGTTGAGGTGGGCGCGGTCGATGACGCGCTCCGCCCCTCCTACAACGAGGAGGCCGCGCGCACGGTGCGCGCAAACGGCCTCGTGCTCGGCGGCATCGCCGAGAAGGTCGAGCACCTGCGCGAGCTGGTGCTCGCCGCGATTTTGCGCGGACACGTGGGCGCGTGCTTCAACACCGCCGCGCGCACGGAGAACAGCATGAGCGGCTTCCCGCTCGAGTTCGCCGCCGTCCGCCTGAATTTCACCTACCCCGAAACCCTCACAGAAGGAGAAATCTGAAATGGCAAGATACCAGGTCAAGAGCGTGAAGGTCACGTTCAACAACGTCGCCTACGCAGTTCCGCAGGCGCCGAGCGCGCAGCCGCAGTCGTCCGACCCCACGGACGTGACGTGTCTCGAAGACACGGCGAAGCAGTTCATCAAGGGCGCGCTGCTCAACAACGACACCTTCGACGTGGTCGTGCAGGGCGTGAACGAGCCGCCCGTCGTGAACACCGTCGGCGAGCTCTCCATTGAGGCCGTCTACTGCAACGGCAGCGCCGACGTCACGAAGACGGTGGCCGTCGGTCCCTGCATCCTCCAGCAGGTCCAGCCGCCGGATCCGGAGGCGGGCGGCGACCGCGCGGCGAACTGGACGCTTACATTCCAGCCGGGCGCCGTCACGGCGCAGGCGCAGGCACAGGCACAGGCTCCCGCGCAGGCGGGCGCGTAGGAGGGCGGCACGATGGCGAAATTCACCGAACCTCCGCGCACGGGCACCGTGATGGGCAACGCCGTCACGGCGCGCCCCGTCTCCTTCGAGCGCCTCCGCGCAATCCACGACGCGGCGCAGGGCGACCCGTCCGGCGTCGCCGTTGTCGAGGCCATGTGCGACGTGGTCTCCGAGTTCGTCACGCTGGAAGACGGCTCGCCCATCGACGCGACAGAGCTTTCGCCGGCGGCGATCCAGGCGCTCTACAAGTTCGCGACGGAGGGCACGGGCGGCGCGGCGGATTTTACGTGACGCTGCTCGCGCGCGGCGCGCGGGCGGGCGACACGGTGCAGGACGTGAAGCGCCGCGAGGGCCTGAGCACGCTGCCGCTGTGGCTGCCGCTCGCCTTCGCGACGCTTGTGCAGTGCGTGTGCGGGATCGGCGGCAAGCCGCCGAAGCGGAGCGAGATCCTCGCGTCCTTCGCGCTGCCGGAACTCTCGGCGGCGGTGCGGCGCGACGAGGAGGAGGCCGAGCGGGACGCGCTCGGCGAGTGGTTCGAGGGCCTCGGGCGGAGGTTCGGAAAGGAGTAGACCGATGGCGAACAAGAGCTCACAGCTAACCGTAAGGGTTTTGGCGGTCGATGCAGCCGCGCGCGTGTTCAAGGGCATACGGGCGGAGGCGGAGAGCGCGCTCGGCAACTTTGCGAAATGGGGGCTTGCGATTGCGGGGGTCGGCCTGGGATTCAAGGGGATCAAGGACTCGATCGGCGAGCTGGGGAAGCTCTCTGACATCGGGGCCGCGACGGGCTCGAGCGTGAAGGACCTCACGCAGCTCTCCACGGCCCTGGACGTGATCGGCATCAAGGGGGCGAGCGTCGAGCAGCTCGGCGACGCCTTCCTGCGCATGACGAAAGAGACCGGCAGGACCGGCACGGCGGGGTTCATGCAGACCATCGGCGAGCTTTCGAAGCTCACGACCGAGCAGGAGCGCGCGAACGCGGCGCAGGAGATTTTCGGCCGACAGGGCCTTCAGTTCATGCCGCTCATCAACAAGGCCGCGGACGAGGGCGTGGAGTCCATCCAGAACGTCGTCGCCGCCATGCCTGGCATAAGCGACGCGGCGGCCACTGCCGGCGACAACGTGGCGGATTCGTTCACCGTGATGGGCAATGGAGTGAAGTCCATCTGGTACGAAGTGCTCGGGAAGATTGCCGCCTGGATCGACTCGAAGTTCGAGGGCGGCATCGTGGCGGCGGCCATGCGTGGCGTCGCGTACATGCGCTATTTCGCGAAGGTCGCATGGGCCTATATCAAGCCGTTTTTCAGCGACTTCTGGGGGTCGATCCTGGAGCTGGGCAAGCTGATCGGAAAATGGGCGTGGAACGCCGCAACTCTCATCGGCGGCGCCTTCGTCACGGCCTTCGAGAACGCGAAGGATAGGATCGGACAATTCTTCTACAACCTCGCGGCCGGCGTTGACATGATCTGGGCGAAGCTGACGGGCGACGAGGAGGGATACAACCGCGCAGTCGAGCTTGCGAGCCGCGAGAACGAGCGCGTGGCAAAGAAGACGACGGAGAACTGGAAGGCTTACAAGAAGGTCTGGGACAACATGGAATGGGCGCCGAAGGATGGACCCTTCTCCAAGATCGACACCTCGGCGGCGAAAAAGGAGCTGGAGGACCAGTTGGCGGCGATTGCCAAGACGGGCAAGGGCGCGACGAAGGGCGGCAAGGCCAGCGTCGATCCCGGCCTCGGCGGCGCGCAGCAGGCGCAGAAGACGAACCCGGAGGCGATGCTCGGCAACTCCTACAAGGCCATAACCTACGCCATGCGCGCGGGCTACGCGACTGTGAGCGACAAGATCATCGGCGGCATCAAGCGCGCCGGAGACTTCCTCCAGAAGATCGAGCGCAACACGTCCGACATGGCCGACCGCAACGAATTTTTAACAGTTGGGTGAAATCATGGCAACGCAGAAACAGTTCAACACGGCATATTTGCTCGACGGGCGCGAATGGAGCGCGGAGCAGTCGAAGGGCGTGAACGCCGTCACGGCGCGCTATGAGGTGCTGCTCTCGGCGCCGCTCGCGAACGACGAGCTCCCGGACGACGTCACGGGGCTGCCGAAACTCGGCGACTCGCACCCGACGTTCGACGGCCTCATTGTGAAGAAAATCCGCCATTCGGAGGGCACTGGCGCGGCGAAGACGCGCCTGGAAGTCGCTGTGGAGTATGGATTGCCCGACGAGCCGGAGCAGCCGGAAGGTTCAACCGACAACTACATCGAGAAAATCGGCTGGCAGTCTGGATCCATCCAGCGCGACCTGACGAACGACGTCGAGACGGGCGACGCCGTGCTCAATTCCGCCGGACAGCCGTTCGAGAGCGTGCCGCAGGTTGACCGCCCCGCGCCGACGTTCATCAAGGTCTTCAAGACGAAGTCGCGCAAGAGGTATATACAGTATGTCGACAAGGTGAATACAGCCAACCTCAGCGTCGGCGGGCAGACGTTCGCGAAGGACATGGTACGCTGCAACCAGGCGGACGAGGAGCGCATTTTCGGCGACGCCGCCGGCTACAACTACCGATACTCCATTGCGCTTCAGGTCATGAGCAACAAGGTGAAGATCGAGGACGGTGAGACCGCCACGGAGTGCGGTTGGCAGGTGCCGATCGTGGACTGCGGCACGATGCAGACCAATCCGCTCGACTCGCAGAACCCCATCCGCATCACCATCCAGACGGAAGGCGGGCGGGAGGTCACCGTCTCGTCGCCGGTGCTGCTCGACGGCGCCGGACACTTCGACCCGGCACGGCGCACGCCTTACGTGTTTCTCGTGGTGGCGTATGAGCGCACCACGTTCCCGAGCGAATTCACATCGGAGGCGTGACGTGGCGAGGTGGGTGCTTTCAGACCGCGCCGCCGACTGGATGCGGGCGCAGATGAACGCGGGCTACGTCGGCGAGGCGGGCCCGGCGCGCCTGCGCGCGCGCGACGGATCCCTGCCGCTCCCGCTTCCCGTCCACTTCGAGCTTACGCGCAAGGTGGAGGAGGGCGTCGCCGTGTGGCGGGTCGGCGAGGGCGCGGTGCAGGACGGGCAGAAGACCGTCTGGTTCGAGGGCGCGGACGTGGATCTGAAGGGCGCGGGCGAGGAGATCGTCTATGCGTCGCTGAGTGCGTCTGCGAGCGAGGGCGCGGGGAAGCAGGTCACCGTCGGCGTGGTTGCCGATGCGTCCGAGCTCGCGGCGCTCCAGACGGATGACGGTCCGACGGTGTGGCCACTCTACCATCTCACGGACGGTTTGATCGACATGGACTACCGCCCGATTTTCAGCGTGGGCGGCGGCAGCGCACCGGCGAAGACACTTCCCGGCCCGTTCGAGCCGGTTCACGACGCGACGACCGGCTTTCTGATCGGGATTGAGAATTGCATCTACTGTGCCGAGCGCCAGTTCGTGCAGTATGGCGACGATGGCACAATGTCGATTTCGGGCGTGACGGAAAGCACGACCGGGTTTGTGGTTCTGACGCTTCCGCATGACGCATACGCGAGCGCGTCTGGATCTCCCGTGATCGACGACACGGGCGTGAGCGTCGCGATCGAGAACGTGCTGCCGATGAACGCCAGCGACGCCGTGACGAAAATCCCGCTCTACCACGTGACGGCGGGCGTGGTGGATGTTGATTTGCGCGCCATTCCGACGGGGGTGCTGGCGCGATGATCAACACGCCCCAGGACTACCAGCTCGTCACGCCCGTTGGCCAGATCGACGGCGGCATCCTTCCCGCGCGCGACGTTGCGGCCGACGGATCCGCGCACGCACTTCGCACGGAAGACCTTTGCTTCGCGACCGAGGCTGTGAGGGAGAGAGACCTGTACGGCAGCATCTCTACAACAACATCGTTGCCGTCGCACGTGTTACGCGCAGCCGATTGGGAGAGGTTGTGGTTTGTCCTTCGGAAATTGAATTATGGCGATGGGGCGTTCGATCAGGGCTATCCGCGGGCCGTCGCCTACGCTGAACCGTTCTACGACATCCCGTACACGCTCTACACGGGTTCTGTTTCGACTGAACTCTCGGAGCATTACCCGAACGCATACGCAGCTTCCTGCTTTGGTTCGGTTGCAAACCACGGAAACGTCGTGGACGAAACGTCCATGTGGCGCGGCTTTTTCTTCGACCTGCTGAGGGCCGATCGGGTCCAAATTGGACCGTCGTTCTTTGGGTCTTATCAATACGTAAACTCGACCGGCCACTCGTCCACATACACCGTGGCAAACGAGACAAGATCGCCGATCGGACCATACAATCACCTCCAGGAGATTGCATACGACCAAGCCGGAAGCGCTCCGAATGAACGACTCAGGTCGACCCAGTTTGGCGTGACGGCTGCGAGCATCTACACGTCTGTGCCATTGTCCGGAATTGTGACAAGCGCGAAGCTCGTCGCTCTATACACGCTCTGGGTGCAACCGGAGGCGGGGTACAAGACCGGAGCGTATTACTATTTCACGCGGGCGTTCAACGTCTCCGTTGCTGGCGGGTCGATCGCCGTTCCGAACGGTTTTTTTCTGACGCAGGCTGATTTCGACATTGTGTCCGTCTGCGGCACCCTCGGGCAGGCGCTTCCGCCGTCGATCATGAAAACGAGTTCGTGGAACAATACCGGCGCGTGGGTTCAATGTCCGAGGACGTTTCTTGTCGTCGACTACAATTTCCGGACGGAGATCCGGTCGGTGAACTGGCAATGGACGCCGTAAGGCGAATAATCGAGGAGGCAAGGAATGATTGGAAACATGGCAGTGAGGGTCACGGCAGACCGGGCGAACTTCCCGCTCGGCACGCTTTTTGTGCGGCGCGGCAGCGCGGCGAACGTCGCGCTTGTCGGCGTCCCGGTGCGCGCGGGCGTGGACGTGGGCGGCGTAGTGCTGCGCGTCGAGAACGTGGACGGCGCGACTGCGGACTTCGCAGCGCGGCAGTTCGGCAGCGTTTGGGTCGTTGACCTGCCAGCCGCGCACTTCTCGACCGTCGGCGGCGTCACGGGCGGCGTGAGCGTGTGGGCGACCGGCACAGGTGCGGACGGCGAGACGTCGCGCACGTGGTGCCTGGGCGTCGGAGACCTCGAGGTGCTAACCGCCGACGCGGACGCGCCGGCGCCCGCGCCCGGCCAGACGTTCTGGCCGTTGCGGATGTTCGACGCCGCGCCGACAACGCCCACGAAGTACAACGCCTACATCGACGACAGAGCGCTGAAGATTTGGAACGGCGCGGCGTGGGTCACGATCTCCGGCGGATCGATCAACGTTGACGACGCGGTGACGCGCACGGGCGCGAACCCGGTGAAGTCGTCCGGCGTCTGGGGCGCGATCTGGGGCGCGCTCACGCTGCTGCCGACTGGCTTCTCGTCGCTGTACGACTGGTGCGTCGCGCAGCTCATGGCGAAGCGCGACTATGGCGACCTGTCGTACAAGCGGCAGGATCCGTCAGAGGGCGGCTGGATCCTGCACATAGACGGGAATGACGTGCGCCTGCTGCCGGCTGGTGAACTTACATGGACAGACACTGGCAGCGAGACCAGTGGGACATACAACCTCAAGTGGTTTGGGCAGTGGCATCTCGCGTATGTCACCGGGTCCGGCGTGGATGCGTGCGCCGACCTGGAGTCTCCAGAGGACGCGACGGAGCTGACGCTTGTCAGCACGTCGGACTACGAGACAGTGGTGGCGACGGCGACAGCCGCCTCCGTAGAGGACGCGCTCGCGCTGAGCTCAGAGGTGTCCGGGAAGCAGGATGCGCTCACGGAGGCGCAGCTTGCCGCCGCCAACTCAGGAGCGACGGCGGCGAAGGTGGCGACGTGGGACGGATACGCCGCGCAGATCGCGCAGAAGGCGGACGCCGCCGACCTCCGCTACCGCATCGCGGAGGCGGCGGCGGTGCAGATTGGCTGGGAGGTTCCCGATGACTTGTTCCCAATCGGCTTCACATTTGAAGGGACGGCGTACAGCATACCCTTGTCGAGCAAGGGCGACGTTAGTCTTAGATTCTCATACGGCAACTTGTGGTATTTGACGTGTCTTGCCGACGGCATATCGATCAGTGTTGCAGCCTTTGATAATGGCGTTTTTTTATCGGAGCAGCTTGATGTTGAAGGCACGCTCACATTTAACAACACGCGGCCCGTCGTCGGCACTACTTCACTCGACCCCGATTACGGTTACACAGTTGCCGACCGCACGGTGAACCTCATCGCGGCAACGGGCGAGACGAGCATCGACATCGAGCTGCCCGAAGCGGTGACTGTGGACGGCGTGCGCCGCGCCCGCGACTTCATCCTCGACATCGACAACTCCGCGAACGCCAGCAACCTCGCGCTGGAGTTCACCGCGCTCGGCGTTTCCTACGCTTTCGTGCCGCTGGAGGATGACAGCATAAGTGAGATGATGACCATCGGCTCGGGCGAGCGCGTGCGGCTGTACTTCACCGAGACGCCGTACACGGCATCTGGTTCGTTGCCCGTCATCAACGTCGCCCGCGTCACGCTTGGCGATTTCGTCACCTCGACCACCACGCAAGGAGGCAACTGATGGCAACCGAAATCAACCGCAACTTCGCCTCCGCCGTCGGCGCGGACGGCCTGCCCGTGTACGCCCCCGCCTACATCATGGTAAACGGGCGGCTCAAACTTCACCCGACCGCCGTGGACTACGCGGCAAACGGTTACAAGCCCGTAACCGATTCCATGCCTTCACAACCCGCGCCGCACGGCTACCACTACGAGCCGAGCGGGTGGGAGGACTCCGACGGCGCAATCCGCCGCGGCTACACCCTCGTCGCAGACCCTCCGCCCCCGCCGCGCAGGTGGAGCCGCCTCTCCATCAAGACCGCGCTCGCGCAGGCCGGAATGCTCGCCGCCGCGCGGCAATATCTCTCCGCCGTCGAAATCGCCACGGGGTACACAGCGTGGGAGGCGTTGACCGACTGCGATTACATCGAGGAAGGCTACCCCGACGCGACGAAGTGGAACGCCCTTCTCGACGGCACGGCGTCCGCGCTGGGCAAGACCCGCGCGGAGATTGACGCGTTCCTCGCCACAATCCCCACGGAGGGCGCGCAATGATGCTCGCAGCAAGAGGCGCGTTCCTCGCGGCGCGGCGCAAGCCGAAGTTGCCGTATGACGCGGAGGTGGAGTACCTGGAGTCCACGGGCACGCAGTGGATTGACACGAATGTCAATGCCGCTGACAATGTTGGGTACGAGATTGGCGTTGTAGATTGGGCTGGAGGAGTAGGTGTGCTTGAGACTCGACTTTTTGCCGGAGTTTTTGGATCGGAGAACCGATTTGGACTGGGGTATAATAATCTGGCCAGTGGCGATGGCCGAGTAAGTTGCTTTGCATGGTGGAACTACGCAATCTCAAATATGGGGGACATCACAATCGCGAACGGGTATTTGCGGTTCAATTACCTCAACGACCGCGCATACAGTTTCAATGGCGTCATAACCGGGGCATTGTCTGGAACATACAATGCGAGCAACACGCACATTCGCATACTCAACGCAAAGCGCATGGACACGGGCGAGAACGCCTTTGCCAACAGTGTGGCGATGAAGTTCTCCTCTTTCAAGATTTCGCAAGGCACGGCATTGGCGAACGACATGATACCCGTCCGCTTCACGAACGAACTCGGCCAGTCTGAGGGCGCGATGTACGACCGCGTGAACCCTACCGTTGGCATGAACCCCGACGGCTCGCCGCGCACCGATGGGCTTTACAGGAACCGAGGCACGGGCGCGTTCGTGAATGGGCCGGACAAGACGGCGTAGGAGGCAACGAATGGGCGAAAACGCGACAGAGATTCTTAGGAGGAACTAGGAAATGACGCTTGAAATGCAAACCGCGCTTGAGCGCGAACTGAAAGACGCGAAGACGTCGGAAGACCGCGCCCTCGCGCAGTCGCACATTCTCCTTGCCCTCATGGACTGCCAGCGCAAGACGGCGGAGCGCGTCAAGAAGCTGTCGTGGAAGGTGATCTCCATCGCGCTTGCGCTCGGCACGGGCGGCGGCGCGGCCCTGTCGAACATTGACAAGGTGATTCGGATTTTCGGCGGAGGTGCGCAATGACCCACCAGGAGGCAATACAGGCAATCGCCCGCGCAAAGGATCTCGGGCTTTCCGGCGCGGAGTTCCTCGCCAGTCTCGGCCCCGGCAAGGTCGCCGCCGCGTGCAACGGCATCGGCCCCGACCGCTGGCATCCGAAGGTGCGCGCACTCCTCGGCAAGTGGCTGTGGCTCCTCCGCCCTGCGGCGGACGGACACGACTGCCGATTCGCATACGACAACGACGGCAGCGACGCGAAATTCCGCGCGGCGAACGACGAGCTGGAGCTCAACGGCATCATCTGCGCGGACGCGGAGTACCGCTGGTTCAACCCACTCCGCTATCTGTGGCGTCACCGCGCGCGCGTCATGGCGGATATGTGCCGTCAATACGGCTGGCAGGCGTGGCGCGACGCGTACATCGATTCAATTTCCGGAAGCTCCGGATCCTCCGGAAGTTCCGGATCCTCCGGAATCCGGAGGATCGAGTGATTTCGGGCGGGTGCCCGGAACGCGGGCGGTATTTGAAAGGCCATTTTCTAGTTTTGGTTGGATCCGCCCGCGTGGTTATATCAACAGTATCAACAACTAATCAACAACTAGTCAACAAGGAGAAGACTATGAAGAAACTGATGAAATCAATCTGCGTGCTCGCGGCGCTCGCCCTGGGCGGCTGCGTGTGCCTCGTGTTCGTCGGCTGCCAGACGGCCGCGAAGTGGGAGAAGCGTCCGGAAACGGCGGTGCCGATCCTGAAGGTCGTGGATGTCAACGGCGTGCAGCAGCTCGCCACCGTCGACTACATCGTTCTCGGCGGCGGGTTCTCTGTTGAGGTTCGTTCGCCGCTGTGGGCGCGCGAATCGCTGAACGGATTCCTTGCCGAGGCGTCCACCAATGGCGCGTTTCGCGTCTCGCTCAACGCCTACGACCGCGACCTGTCGACGAACGCCGTCGTCCTCACGCGCACGATCTTCGACGGCAGCACGAACCTGGCGCTCGCCGTGGCGAAGGCGTACGCGACGATCGCGACGGCCGGCGGTGTGGACGCCACCGGCGCGGTCGTCTCGAAGGTCGTGAACTACTTCAAGGCGCGCGGCGGAGACGCCGCGAAGAGCACGGTTACAAGCGACGGCGAGAAGCTCACCGTCACGGACGGCACAACGACCATCCAGTGCGACGCTGCCGGCAACTGTACCACGTGCACGGACGGCGCCTGCGCGCTCTAACTCGATCTCGCGCACCACCTCGCGCGAAGGCCCAGGGGCGAAACGGACCCCACATTGACGCGCTCCCTTGCGCGCGGAGACAGGCCGAAAGCAAGGCGCCCCGGCTGGGTGCTGTTCTCCCCGGCCGGGGCTTTTCATTTCGCTGCGGCCTCGATCGCGGCGGACAGTTCCGCGAGGTGGGCGTCGTGGTCGTAATGCGCGCTCATGGCGGCCGTGGTGTGGCCGCAGAGCCGCATGGCGAGTTCCGTGCTTACGCCCGCCTCGGCGAGCCGCGTGCGGAACGTGTGGCGCCAGGAATGGAAGCTGTAGCCGTCCGACGGATCCGTGCCGGCGCGCACGAGGATGTCGCTGAAGCGGGAGTCTTTGGGAGCCTGGCCAATGGCCCGGTAGGTCTTCGCGTGGCGCGGGAAGATGTCCACCGCGTCGCGTGGCGCGGATTTCCGCGCCTCAGCGAGCGCGGGCGCGAGGGCGCGGCGCTCTATCGGTATCACCACGCGGACGCCGTGGCGGGCCGTTTTTCGCGGCTCGATGTCGATCACGCCGCGCGCGAGGTCGATGTCGGCCCATGTGAGCGTGGCCACGTCGCCGTAGCGGAGGCCCGTGTGGCGAGCGATGAGACACATGAGCGGCCAGCCGTCGCCGCGCTCGCGAGCGGCCGCCATGACGCGGGCCTCCTCGTCGGGCGTGAAGGCCGGGTGTCGCTGGCTCTCGGTGTTCCGTGGGCGGAGATTGGCCCAGGGGTCGGAGATGCCCGGCAGCGATTTCGCGAGGATTCGCCAGATGTGCGAGAGATCGGCAAGGTGTATCTGGCGTGTTTTGGCGCTGAGGCCGTTCGTGCTCATGTAGGCGGCATACGCGGCGGCCGTTGGTCCGTCCACGTCCTGGACGTCGCGCACGATCGGGCGATCGGCCTCACACCAGGCCACGAACGCGGCGAGGTGTCCGGCGCGTTTGCGCAGCGTGTCCGGAGCGACGTCCGCGAGGCCGGCCGTGGTGAGCGTGTCGTGGTAGATCTGCCAGGCGGCGGAGAGCCCGGTGCCGGCGGGCTTTTCGGCATTCTTGTAGATTGAGCCCAGGAGCGCCGCGACGGTCTCGGCGTTCGACTGCTTCGCGCGGGCGAGGCGCATGGACGCGAGCACGGCCTCGGCTGCGGCGCGGTCGCGCAGCCGCGTGGATTTCCGCACATGTCGCCCGTCGATGCGGTATTCGATCCACCACACCTGGTGGCGCTTGTAGAGTCTCATTTTTTGTCGTTTCCTTTCGTTGCGTATATATCGCACACGGCGCACATTATACCAAATCCGCGCACATAGCGCACACACAATTTTCACGGACCTGAAAATCAGAAAGCCCCGTGTTTACGGGGTTTTGCTATCGTGTGTCGCATGGTGGGACAGGGGAGACTCGAAATCCCAAAGGGGGTGTAAAAAGTGCGGATTTATTGGGATTTTTGCCTGTTGCGTATATATCGCATGGCAAAAACACACACAGAACACACACAGGGTTGGGAGTTAGGTTTCGACGGTGAGGGATGCCAGCTGTTTGCGGAGTGCGATGAGGTACTGCGCGATCAGCTGCGCGTCGGAGTGGATCTGGAGTGCGCGGCGATCGGCGGCGCGGCGGTTTGCTCCGAGACGAAAGAAGATCAGAATGAGCATCAGAAGAATTGCGCCTAGCAATATGCTCTGCTCTTGAAATACGGTCATTTTACCAATTCCTTTTTCGGGGGTATGAGATTTGTCGGGCGAGGGTGTCGGCGTCTTCGCTGAGTTCGGGTGTCGGCCAGTTGGTTGCTTGCAGCGTTTGGCGCGCTTGCTCGTAGATATGGGCGACGGCTCGCTCAAGTTCAGCCGCTGCGGCTTCCTGCTCTTTCTCGGCCCGCATGAGCTGATTCGCCGAAGGGCGGGAGATGCTGCCCGCGTTCAAGCGGTTGTAGCGCGTTTTTGTCGTTTCGAGTTTTTCCAATTTGCGCTCGTGTTCCGCGATTGCCTTTTGCAGCGCGGCGAGGGGTTTTGTGAGTTCAAATTCCGATTTCATCCTGGGGGCTTGTCCCGTGCGTTCTTTGGCGTAGATCAGTGCGCGGGCGATGTCGTTCAGCGTGGCCCGTGCCTTAGCAACCGCCTTCGGATCGGGCGGGGGAGGTTCCGGTACCTGGACTGTTGGCCGTTCATCGGACTGTTCGACGGGTTCGGGCTCGCGGGCCTTCGTTTGCAGAGTGAGGCCGTGCTTTCTCAATGTCGAAGACAGGCCGCGCAGATCGAAGAAGTCGATGCGTCTTCCGAACGCCGTATCAAGCGAAACTATGAGGCCGTTGCATGATAGGATCTCTTCGAGGAATTCATTTTGATTCGGCGGAAACAGAATCTCGTGGTCCGTTGAAATCCTGCATTGGATTTTGCGCGCCTTCTTCCGGTCGAACCGTATCACGACGGGAAACGTCTTCTCTGTTATGGTGTTCGGCATGGCTACTATTCCGACGATGGTCTCGCCGTTCTGTATTCTGATCGCGAGCATGGTGGGTTTTGAGAGTTCAAGCCGGTCCGTTTCGTTTGTCGGCATGGAACCAAAGCAATGGATTTCGCTGTCGTCTAGCGGGTCGATCGTCTTGTGGTATCTCCATTCCGCGCGTGCCGTGGTGGCGCTCATGCAGACGAGGGCGAAGGTGATTAGAGTCGTTTTCATGGGCCGTAGTATACCAAACGGCGGACGGGCGCGAAAGGGGCGAATAAAAATATTTTATTTTTTGGCTTGCGGTGCAATGCACCTTTGTGGTACACTGTGCGCGCTTGCCCGGAAAAGGGCGAAACGACAAACCAAAAAAGGAAACGACAAAATGCCAAGTCAACATGATCCAAGCAAACACCAGATTGCGGTGAAGTTCCCGCACCGGGTGTGGAGGCAGATCGAGAAATCTGCTGATGTGCACGCGATGACGCCGAGCCAGTATATTCGCTGGGTGGTGACGTCCGATGTCGAAGCGGTCGAGCTGACGCCAGAAGATGCGCAGTTGATCGCAGACAGAATCAAGGCGGCCAAGGCCAAGGGAGGCATGGTATGAACGAGATCGTCTTCGAAGGGTATCTCGCCGAGCTGATTGCCCTGCGCGCCGAGCGCCAGGGCATGACGCCCGAGGATTACGTGCTTTCAATTTTTGCCACGAGGTGCAATGCACCAGAAGCGGAGGGCGATTCTTTGCGCGACGCGGTGCAATGCACCTAGTGGTGATTTAGCTTCCGACTAGCCGGGAACCCGCGCCGGATAGTCGTTTCTCTGGCGCGGGCGGGTGGGGCCCGTTACAGCCCCATTTGAAACGGAGAGAGAACATGAACAACAATGAAATCACGTTTGCGGACGGCACGCGCCTGACGATAGGCGGAACCTGGT